AATGGAAAATTACAAACAAATAGGAGAGATTTAATTTATGGCATTAGACATTTTTAACCCAAAGATTTCAGTAGTACCAGCAGGACTAGAAGGAAAAACATTTTTATTCTACGGATCAAACTCTGTAGGGAAGACTAAGCAAGCAACTAGAATGAGCAAACCTTATTATCTAGGATTTGAAAAAGGTTTAAATGCCATCTCTGGTATTCCATTTGAATACATCAATAAGTGGTCTGATTTTAAGAAATTAAACAAACAGCTTACAGGCAAAGATAAAGATCGAGCTCGTGAAATCTATGACACTATTATTTTTGACACTGTAGACGTGGCTTCCAATTATTGTCAATCTTATGTAGCTGGACAACATGGTGCAGTAGATATTGCTAGTGGTAACGGTGGATATGGGCTATGGAAAAACTATGAAATTGAGTTCTGGTCTGAAATTGATAAACTTACTTCATGTGGTTATACAGTAGTGTTTATCGGACATACAGCAGAAGATAAAAAGACTGGGCAAACGATCCCACGAGGTGACATCAGAAGCATCGGGCTAGTGCGTGATTTAGTGGATATTACTCTCTATATTGAATCTAATGGTGTAGACCCAGAAACAGGAGATGTAGTATTGTCTAGTGGATATGTACGTGAAACTCCAGAATACTTTGCTCGTTCTCGTTTTGATTTAATGCCAAACGTTGTTGAACCATTTACAGCAGAGAACTTAGAGAAAGCAGTAGAAATTGGTGTTAAGCGTGAAGAAGAAAACGGTGGAACAACAGTGTCTTATGAAGATTTTGTTGCTAATGCTAAAACTGAGGAATTAGACTTTGAAGAAATTAAACAAGAGTTACGCAATGTTGGTAATCAATTCTATGAGCAAGATCGTTTAGAAGAGTTTACTGAAGCAATGAAAGATACATTCGGAGAAGGTGTTCAACCTGTTGACTTAAAAGAAAAACAAGTTGGAGCTATGTCTGTCTTATTAGTAGAACTTAAAGAAAAATTGTAATCAAAATAGATTATAAAATTCCCTACTTTTATGTAGGGAATACTTCTTATTATTAGTAAGGAAGTGTGTTAATGACAAGGGAAGTTAAATGCCAATATTGTGGTGAATACGATTCAAAAGACAATATGACTTATATAGAAACAGGCAAAACCAAAAAACAAAAGAAGTATTATCACGAAGAATGTTTAGAAGTGAAAGAGAGAAACACAGAAGAATATAAAAACCTCATAGAGTATATATGCGAACTGTTTAATATTGAATCTCCTAATGGAATGATTGTGAAACAAGTTAAGGAGTATCACACTGATTACAAGTATCGTTACTATGCTATCCAACTAGCTTTACAGTACTTTTTTGTAGAAAAAGATAATCCCATTCCAGATCATAAAACCATCGGAATAGTTCCTTATGTCATGGATGAAGCTAAAAAATACTACACCCGTTTAGCTAATATGAGTGAAGAAGAATTTGAAATAAGGTCAATGACCATTTCAATCAAACAACCCAAGAAAATTAACAGACAGAAAAAAATAATCAACATATCAGAATTGTAGAAAGTGGTGTATTTATTTGGATTTATTTCCTACTAAGTCAATATGTTCGGTTTTAGCATGTTTAATGAAGGATCCAGCATTGTTAGAAGATAGTAAAGTCAAACTTAGCAGAGAAGACTTTTATGCTAAGGGAGAAAGTACATTCTATCAAATTATCTTTGCTACAATCAGTAACCTATACCAAGAAGGTGTAACAAGTCTAAAACCAGCAAACATTGATGAATATTTAAGTAGTTATGCAAGTCAATATGAAGTGTTCAATCAAAATGACGGAGTTGAGTTTCTATATAAATTAGAAGCAGTAGCCAATCCAGAGTCATACGAAAGATATGCTTCAAGAGTTAAGAAATTTGCTTTAATTAGAACAATAGAAGCCTATGGATTCTCATTAGAGGGAGTGTATGAGGAGTCTGAGGACGAAGAAGAAAATGCTCTATTAATGAATCGTTTTGAACAATACTCGGTAGATGAAATTATAAGACATTATGAAGAAATTGTTAATGACTTCGCCTCAGAGTTCAGTATTGGATATGAAACAGTAGGAGGTATTGCAGGAGAGAATGGATTAGATTTATTTGAATCATTCAAAGAGAGCCCGCAATATGGAGTGCCAACATGTGGTTTATTACAGAACTCAGTGTTCAGAGGACAGCTGTTAGGTGCTTCAATGTTACGATCAGCAAGTACAAATACGTTTAAATCACGTACAAGTTTAGCAGAAGCAACCGATTTAGCAATCAACCGATGGTATAATTGGGAAACAAAGCAATGGGAGAAAAAAGGTAATGGAGAGAAAGTTCTTTAT